GAGCTTGTAACAGGTCTGCTGGTAATCGCAGGCCTTTTTATTTGGGGGAGAGGGAAATGAACGATAGCTACCGACAATTCGAAGAGTGGTGGTCAAAATACAAAAGCCCGTTCACGGAAGACGACGGGTTAAAAGAGTTTGCCTGGGTGATATGGCAGGCATCAAGGGCAGCTATTGAACTGGATATCGACTGGCCCGAATCGAATGACAACTTTTGGAAAGGTGGCGAAGAAGGCGCTTATGCGATGGGGCATGAGGATGGGAAGGACAAAACGGTAATTGCAGTGATGAAAGCCATCATAGCCGCTGAAGTCAAAGTGAAGGAGTAACGATGAAGCAAACAATCTTCCTCCGAACTAAGCAACAACAGCAAGCCGCAATCAACGCCATCCTCTCAGCTCCTCTCGATAAAGACAAGCCAGTCACCATCCGCATTACTGACTACAAGCGCAACCTTGACCAGAACGCAAAATTTCACGCGATGCTGGCGGATATCGCACGTCAGGTTCAATGGTGCGATAAATGGTTAAAACCAGAACAATGGAAGGTTTTGTTGATCAGCGGTCATGCAGTGGCAACAAAACAGGAAGCTGATGTTTTGCTAGGCCTTGAAGGAGAATACGTCAACATTCGCGAAAGTAGCGCACAGATGAGCGTGAAGCGCATGGCAAGCCTGATTGAGTACACGACAGCCTGGGCTATTGGTCAGGGTGTCAGATTTACCGACAGGAGGTACGAATGAGACGACAGCGACGAAGTATCACCGACATCATCTGCGAAAACTGCAAATACCTTCCAACGAAGCGCTCCAGAAATAAACGCAAGCCAATCCCAAAAGAATCTGACGTAAAAACCTTCAACTACACGGCTCACCTGTGGGATATCCGGTGGCTTAGAGAACGTGCGAGGAAAACAAGGTGATTGACCAAAATCGAAGTTACGAACAAGGAAGTGTCGAGCGAGCTTTAACGTGCGCTAACTGCGGTCAGAAGCTGCATGTGCTGGAAGTTCACGTGTGTGAGCACTGCTGCGCAGAACTGATGAGCGATCCGAATAGCTCGATGCACGAGGAAGAAGACGATGGCTAAACCAGCGCGAAGACGATGTAAAAACGATGAATGTCGGGAATGGTTTCACCCTGCATTCGCCAATCAGTGGTGGTGCTCTCCAGAGTGTGGAACCAAGATAGCTCTCGAACGACGAAGCAAAGAACGCGAAAAAGCGGAAAAGGCAGCAGAGAAGAAACGACGACGAGAGGAGCAGAAACAGAAAGATAAACTTAAGATTCGAAAACTCGCCTTAAAGCCCCGCAGTTACTGGATTAAACAAGCCCAACAAGCCGTAAACGCCTTCATCAGAGAAAGAGACCGCGACTTACCATGTATCTCGTGCGGAACGCTCACGTCTGCTCAGTGGGATGCCGGGCATTACCGGACAACTGCTGCGGCGCCTCAACTCCGATTTGATGAACGCAATATTCACAAGCAATGCGTGGTGTGCAACCAGCACAAAAGCGGAAATCTCGTTCCGTATCGCGTCGAACTGATTAGCCGCATCGGGCAGGAAGCAGTAGAGGAAATCGAATCAAACCATAACCGCTATCGCTGGACTGTCGAAGAGTGCAGGGCCATCAAGGCGGAGTATCAACAGAAACTTAAAAAACTGCGAAACAGCAGAAGTGAGGTTGCATGAATATCTACGAAAGAATTGATGGCAGCAAATACCGAAATATTTGGGTAGTTGGCGATCTGCACGGATGCTACACGAACCTGATGAAAAAACTGGAGACGATAGGATTCGACACCAAAAAAGACCTGCTTATCTCGGTGGGCGATTTGGTTGATCGCGGTACAGAGAACGTAGAATGCCTGGAATTAATCACATTCCCCTGGTTCAGAGCTGTACGTGGAAACCATGAGCAAATGATGATTGATGGCTTATCAGAGCGTGGAAACGTCAATCACTGGCTGCTTAATGGCGGTGGCTGGTTCTTTAATCTCGATTACGACAAAGAAATTCTGGCTAAAGCTCTTGCCCATAAAGCAGAAGAACTTCCGTTAATCATCGAACTGGTGAGCAAAGATAAAAAATATGTCATCTGCCACGCCGATTATCCTTGTGACGAATACGAGTTTGGAAAGCCAGTTGATCATCAGCAGGTAATCTGGAACCGCGAACGAATCAGCAACTCACAAGACGGGATCGTGAAAGAAATCAAAGGCGCGGACACGTTCATCTTTGGTCATACGCCAGCAGTGAAACCACTCAAATTTGCCAACCAGATGTATATCGATACTGGCGCAGTGTTCTGCGGAAACCTCACATTGATTCAGGTACAGGGAGAAGGCGCATGAGACTCGAAAGCATAGCTAAATTTCATTCGCCAAAAAGCCCGATGATGAGCGACTCACCACGGGCCACGGCTTCTGACTCTCTTTCCGGTACTGATGTGATGGCTGCTATGGGGATGGCGCAATCACAAGCCGGATTCGGAATGGCTGTATTCTGTGGTAAGCACGAACTCAGCCAGAACGACAAACAAAAGGCTATCAACTATCTGATGCAATTTGCACACAAGGTATCGGGGAAATACCGTGGCGTGGCAAAGCTTGAAGGAAATACTAAGGCAAAGGTACTGCAAGTGCTCGCAACATTCGCTTATGCGGATTATTGCCGTAGTGCCGCTACGCCGGGCGCAAGATGCAGAGATTGCCACGGTACAGGCCGTGCGGTTGATATAGCCAAAACAGAGCTGTGGGGGAGAGTTGCTGAGAAAGAGTGCGGAAGATGTAAAGGCGTCGGTTATTCAAGAATGCCAGCAAGCGCCGCATATCGCGCTGTGACGATGCTAATCCCAAACCTTACCCAACCCACCTGGTCACGCACTGTTAAGCCGCTGTATGACGCTCTGGTTGTGCAATGCCACAAGGAAGAGTCAATCGCAGACAACATTTTGAATGCGATCACACGTTAGCGCCATGATTGCCACGGATGGCAACATATTAACGGCATAATATTGACTTTTTGAATAACTTTGGGGAAACTTGACACCAATAATGGGCGTTTTTTACATGTCATTGATGAGTCTCAATAACCTGCCGCCGAGTAGTTTTTATGCTCTGAATTGTATTTGTGTAGTAAACATGCTGACTGCAATGTAATAGAGTTTTTTAGCCTGTAACCTCTTGACGGCATTGAATTGCTTTTGTTATGAGTTGTAAGCCAATGTTATCATCTTGTATTGGGGTGGTTATGAAGGATGGTGCGCTGCTCAGGAGTTCTTCACTTTTTATTGCCTACATGGGATGCCTTGGATGGGGGAGTGCTTATTTCTATGGATGGGGTACTTCTTTTTACTACGGCTTCCCATGGTGGATTGTAGGTGCAGGTGTTGATGATGTTGCCAGAAGTTTATTTTTTGCAGTTATCGTCATTGCTATATTTCTTATCGGTTGGGGTATTGGTGTTGTATTCTTTTTCGCAGTGAAAAGAAAACATTCTATGCAAGAGCTAAATGTATTTCGCCTTTATTTTGCTGTGGAATTATTGTTTGTGCCGGCAATTATTGAGTTTTCTATATTGAGACAGAAGATTCAGGTACCTCTTTTGCTACTGTCAGCAGCGATTGCGCTGGCGGTTACAATTTCGATAAGATCTTATGGGCGATTTTTATCGGTATCATGCTTCTATGATAAGCCATTTATAAAAAAACATTTTTTTGAGATTGTGATGATTGCTTTTGTGGCATATTTCTGGCTTTTTTCATTTCTGACAGGATATTACAAACCGCAGTTTAAGAAAGAATATGAAATGATTAATTATAATGATGGTTGGTATTATGTTCTTGCTCGTTATGATAATTGTCTGGTTTTGTCTACTTCTTTCAATGCAGGTAGTAAAAGGTTTGTCATTTATCAATCAGCACAAGATAAGAATCTTCAGGTTGATATTGTAAGGACCAGAATTTAATTGGCTGCATAAATAATATTTTAAGTTGCAAGTTGGCTATTCGTAGGAATAGAACCTTAGGCATGCTGAATGCGTTTTCTGAACATTGTTTTATAAACTGTGTCTGCTTGCTGTTGTGATCCTGCTTTTAGTGATGGTGATGATGGATTTCACCAGCAGGATAATGTTGGTACTGACTGATGGCGCTCTGGTCTGCGGCATTGTGGTATTGCTGTGGCCGATGATGAAAGAACAGAATGAATAATTCTTGACTTTTTTGTTTACTGTTTATTAAAAAATCAACCGCATGGTGAATCCTCCTTGGAGGGGCTAAATGATCGAGTTTTAAGGGCACGTAGCGAGTTCTGTTTGATCATTGCAGAACTTAGCGGGAGGCGCCATGCGTACATCACTAATGTTATTTCCTTCTATCATTTTCCTTGTGAGTTCTGGCTGCGCATGGCGCGGCCTTTTTTTTATGACCTGCCACTGGCAGATGGTCATCCTGTGATTTGATTCCGGTTCCGGCTTTTTAACTCTGTTCCTGTACACGGGAGAAATTCTATGTCGATTAATCGTTATGATATTGGTTACAAGAAGTACCACGTATTGTGTTGAGATAGAAAGCCTGGTGCCAGAGGTAAATGCAGCAGCATAATAAAAAAGAGCCAGCGCAGAAGAGAACGGGTAAAAGAGTCTGCGCTGGCGTGGGGATATTCCCCGTGGAGAAATGATATGTAACACACATCGGGAACCTTTCTATATAAACATTATCATTATTGTCAATCATAACAGTCAGGTATTATGACGTTTATGCATCAGGGCCATCAGGAATTAACTGGTGGCTTTTTATTGTTGTCAGCTTCCGGATAACGGGAGACGGGGTATGTACCAGATGGAAAAAATCACAACAGGTGTGTCATACACCACGTCAGCGGTGGGGACGGGATACTGGCTACTGCAGTTGCTGGACAAAGTCTCCCCATCCCAGTGGGTGGCAATAGGCGTATTGGGTAGCCTGGTGTTTGGCTTGCTGACGTATCTGACAAACCTTTATTTCAAGATTAAAGAAGATAAGCGTAAGGCTGCGAGAGGTGAATAATGTCGCCATCATTACGCAAGGCTGTTGCTGCTGCTATTGGTGGTGGGGCTGTTGCCATAGCGTCTGTGCTCATCACTGGTCCGAGTGGTGACGATGGCCTGGAAGGTGTCAGCTACATACCATACGAAGATATCGTTGGCGTATGGACTGTATGTCACGGACACACCGGAAAAGACATCATTCCCGGTAAAACGTATACCGAAGCAGAATGCAAAGCCCTCCTGAATAAAGACCTTGCCATGGTCGCCAGACAAATTAACCCGTACATCAAAGTCGATATACCGGAAACAACGCGCGGCGCTCTTTACTCGTTCGTTTACAACGTGGGCGCTGGTAATTTCAGAACATCGACGCTTCTTCGCAAAATAAACCAGGGCGATATTAAAGGTGCATGTGATCAGTTACGGCGCTGGACATACGCTGGCGGTAAGCAATGGAAAGGCCTGATGACTCGTCGTGAGATTGAGCGTGAAGTCTGTTTGTGGGGGCAGCAATGAGCAGGGTAACCGCAATCATCTCCGCTCTGGTTATCTGCATCATCGTCTGTCTGTCATGGGCTGTTAATCATTACCGTGATAACGCCATCGCTTACAAAGAACAGCGCGATAAAGCCACATCCATCATCGCTGATATGCAGAAGCGTCAACGTGATGTAGCAGAACTCGACGCCAGATATACAAAGGAGCTTGCTGATGCTAACGCGACTATCGAAAGTCTCCGTGCTGATGTTTCTGCTGGTCGTAAGCGCCTGCAAGTCGCCGCCACCTGTGCAAAGTCAACGACCGGAGCCAGCGGCATGGGCGATGGAGAAAGCCCAGGACTTACAGCAGATGCTGAACTCAATTATTACCGTCTCCGAAGTGGAATCGACAGGATAACCGCGCAGGTTAACTACCTGCAGGAATACATCAGGACGCAATGCCTGAAATAATTTTTTTGCAAATCACAAAGTCAATTTAATGAGCCTCGCGATGCGGGGCTTTTTTTTACATCTGAATTTCACAGCGTATCGCAGCGCGTAACAATCCCGAGTCTTTCAGAAAGCTGAGCCTGAGAACTGCCGTATAGGTGAGGACCTCTCGGGGACGGCTTTTCTGTGCGAACAGGCTCAACTTTCTAAAGGAAATACCGACATGAACAAATCATTAACCGTTCTTCCTTCTGGCGAATACCCGACCATGAGCAGTCTTGAGATGGTGGATTACATTAATGCTGATCGGAAATCCAAAGCGGAGGCGGAGGGGCTTTCGTTCCCCTGTAAGAAATATCGCAAACTCGAACACCGCAGTTTCATGAAGAAAGTACCCAAGGTCCTCGGGGATGCAGCTGCAAAATTTTTTGCAACTGATACCTATATCAACGGAACAGGTGGTGTTGTGGAGAGGGATATTTGCAATTTTCCCAAGCGTGAAGCTTGCCTCATGGCAATGAGCTACAGCTATGAGCTTCAGGCGCAGGTGTATGACCACATGACTGAGCTTGAGGGTGGGAAGGAGATTAACCTTCTCGATTTCTCTGGCCTGACCGATATGGCAATCAGCGAAATGCAAAACCGTGTCGCGGCTGCTGAGAAGTTCTCATTTGAAATGCACGGTCAAGCAGGTAGCGCTCTCATGACTCGTCGGAAGAAAGAGAAGAAGGCCATTAAAAAGGCTGAGCAGCTTGTGAAGGATCTTATTCAGTTCAAGCTATGTGACATGGGGGACTTCCCTGATGGTAAACCAGCATGACTCCGATTGATTTCATACATAAAAATGTAACAACCGAGTTAATAAAGCTTGGATACGACCAAAACGCGGCTATGACTGGCGCTGACATGGCGGTGGAACATTACCGCCGTTGTTCACAAGCCAGCAGAAAAGGCCGAATTTTCGATGACTGCCTGTACATTGCAAAACAGTGGGCAGGTAAACAGAAAGGGAAAAAATGACAGTCTGAGAGCCACTTTCACAACGGCTCTCCATTACAAAGCCCATCTACTGGTGGGCTTGATAATGGCTTATACCCTACACGGGATAACTTAACTGATATCCCTTTTAACGGATAAAGGTATTCAGGCCTGACACATCATGCGCTGTATCGTCGCTGTATTTCCGCATTAACCATGACCGTAGCCCGACGGGGAACTCCTCTGCGCGAGCATGCAGGATGTTGATTCATTGCTGTGCGACCGTGGTCGCACGACGCTGGTCTGTAAGATATTGAATTTATTGAGAATGAACCAGAGCGCCTGCGGGTCCTTTCCGGCGATCCGGCAGGCTACGGGGCGGCGACCTCGCGGGTTTTCGCTATTTATGAGTTTTTTTGAGGTGGTGGTTGTTGTTTTATCGTTTGATATATCTACTTGATAAGTAATAAGAAAGAAAAACAAACACAACAACCTGATGAGCTTTCTTATACGAAAAAGCATGTAAAATCAGAGGGTTTTACAAAAAGCGGGGTTGTTGTATTGCTTTTTTGCCGGTGGTTTATGGAGGAGCTGTGGCCTTTTTATTGAATAAAAGCGACATGGCCTCCTCCATCGGTATCTCAGTACAGGCATTTGATAAATGGGGTGTCCCTCCTGTTGAGCGCCGGGGGAGAGAGGTTTTCTATGACGTTAAAACTGTACTGGAGATAGATCGCGAGCGACGTCAGCAAAACCAGAAATCTTCAGATGGTGAAAATAACCTTGAGGAAAGGCTACTTCAGGCCAGGGTTAATCTGACGGAAGAACAGGCTATTGCTCAGCGGTTAAAAAACCAGGTTGCAGAGCATAAAGTGATTGATACCGCTTTCTCTGTTTTTGCACTGTCCCGGTTATCCGGAGAACTGGCATCTGTTCTGGACAGTATTCCGCTTTCGATGCAAAGAAAATTCCCTGAGTTGACAGGCAGACAATTGGCTTATCTGAAAGAGCTTGTTGCGAAGGGAGCTAATAAATGCGTTGAATCTGCTGAAAAAATGAAGGAATTTGCGGATGAGTATTACAGAAATACAGATGAATAATTTCGTATTGGCAGTGAAGGCGGGTCTCTCAGTCCTGAAAAGACCGTTGCCAATGACCGCCGTTGAATGGGCGGACGCCAGTTACTATCTCCCGAAAGAATCCGCATACCAGGAAGGGCGCTGGGAAACACTGCCCTTTCAGCGGGCCATCATGAATGCGATGGGCAGCGACTACATCCGCGAGGTGAATGTGGTGAAGTCTGCCCGTGTTGGTTATTCCAAAATGCTGCTGGGTGTTTATGCCTACTTCATAGAGCATAAGCAGCGCAACACCCTTATCTGGTTGCCGACGGATGGTGATGCCGAGAACTTTATGAAAACCCACGTTGAGCCGACCATCCGCGATATTCCGTCGCTGCTGGCGCTGGCTCCGTGGTATGGCAAAAAGCACCGGGATAACACGCTCACCATGAAGCGTTTCACCAATGGGCGTGGCTTCTGGTGCCTGGGTGGTAAAGCGGCAAAAAACTACCGTGAAAAATCGGTGGATGTGGCGGGTTATGATGAACTTGCTGCCTTTGATGATGATATTGAACAGGAAGGCTCCCCGACGTTCCTGGGCGATAAGCGTATTGAAGGCTCGGTCTGGCCAAAGTCCATCCGTGGCTCCACGCCCAAAGTGAGAGGCACCTGCCAGATTGAGCGTGCTGCCAGTGAATCCCCGCATTTTATGCGTTTTCATGTTGCCTGCCCGCACTGCGGGGAGGAGCAGTATCTTAAATTTGGCGATAAAGAGACGCCGTTTGGCCTCAAATGGACGCCGGATGATCCCTCCAGCGTGTTTTATCTCTGCGAGCATAATGCCTGCGTCATCCGCCAGCAGGAGCTGGACTTTACTGATGCCCGTTATATCTGCGAAAAGACCGGGATCTGGACCCGTGATGGCATTCTCTGGTTTTCGTCATCCGGTGAAGAGATTGAGCCGCCTGACAGTGTGACCTTTCACATCTGGACAGCGTACAGCCCGTTCACCACCTGGGTGCAGATTGTCAAAGACTGGATGAAAACGAAAGGGGATACGGGAAAACGTAAAACCTTCGTGAACACCACGCTCGGTGAGACGTGGGAGGCGAAAATCGGCGAACGTCCGGATGCTGAAGTGATGGCAGAACGGAAAGAGCATTATTCAGCGCCCGTTCCTGACCGTGTGGCTTACCTGACCGCCGGTATCGACTCCCAGCTGGATCGCTACGAAATGCGCGTATGGGGATGGGGGCCGGGTGAGGAAAGCTGGCTGATTGACCGGCAGATTATTATGGGCCGCCACGACGACGAGCAGACGCTGCTGCGTGTGGATGAGGCCATCAATAAAACCTACACCCGCCGGAATGGTGCAGAAATGTCGGTATCCCGTATCTGCTGGGATACTGGAGGGATTGACCCGACCATTGTGTATGAACGCTCGAAAAAACATGGGCTGTTCAGGGTGATCCCCATTAAAGGTGCATCCGTATACGGAAAGCCGGTGGCCAGCATGCCACGTAAGCGAAACAAAAACGGGGTTTACCTTACCGAAATCGGTACGGATACCGCGAAAGAGCAAATTTATAACCGCTTCACACTGACGCCGGAAGGGGATGAACCGCTTCCCGGTACCGTTCACTTCCCGAATAACCCGGATATTTTTGATCTGACCGAAGCGCAGCAGCTGACTGCTGAAGAGCAGGTCGAAAAATGGGTGGATGGCAGGAAAAAAATACTGTGGGACAGCAAAAAGCGACGCAATGAGGCACTCGACTGCTTCGTTTATGCGCTGGCGGCGCTGCGCATCAGTATTTCCCGCTGGCAGCTGGATCTCAGTGCGCTGCTGGCGAGCCTGCAGGAAGAGGATGGTGCAGCAACCAACAAGAAAACACTGGCAGATTACGCCCGTGCCTTATCCGGAGAGGATGAATGACGCGACAGGAAGAACTTGCCGCTGCCCGTGCGGCACTGCATGACCTGATGACAGGAAAACGGGTGGCAACGGTACAGAAAGACGGACGGAGAGTGGAGTTTACGGCCACTTCCGTGTCTGACCTGAAAAAATACATTGCGGAGCTGGAAGTGCAGACCGGCATGACACAGCGACGCAGGGGACCTGCAGGATTTTATGTATGAAAACGTCCACCATTCCCACCCTTCTGGGGCCGGACGGCATGACATCACTGCGTGAATATGCCGGTTATCACGGCGGTGGCAGCGGATTTGGTGGGCAGTTGCGGGCGTGGAATCCACCGAGTGAAAGTGTGGATGCAGCCCTGCTGCCCAACTTTACCCGTGGCAATGCCCGCGCGGACGATCTGGTACGCAATAACGGCTATGCTGCCAACGCCATCCAGCTGCATCAGGATCATATCGTCGGGTCTTTTTTCCGGCTCAGTCATCGCCCAAGCTGGCGCTATCTGGGCATCGGGGAGGAAGAAGCCCGTGCCTTTTCCCGCGAGGTTGAAGCGGCATGGAAAGAGTTTGCCGAGGACGACTGTTGCTGCATTGACGTTGAGCGAAAACGCACGTTCACCATGATGATTCGGGAAGGTGTGGCCATGCATGCCTTTAACGGTGAACTGTTCGTTCAGGCCACCTGGGATACCAGCCCGTCGCGACTGTTCCGGACACAGTTCCGGATGGTCAGTCCGAAGCGTATCAGCAACCCGAACAATACCGGCGACAGCCGGAACTGCCGTGCCGGTGTGCAGATTAATGACAGCGGTGCGGCGCTGGGATATTACGTCAGCGAGGACGGCTATCCTGGCTGGATGCCGCAGAAATGGACATGGATACCCCGTGAGTTACCCGGCGGGCGCGCCTCGTTCATTCACGTTTTTGAACCCGTGGAGGACGGGCAGACCCGCGGTGCAAATGTGTTTTACAGCGTGATGGAGCAGATGAAGATGCTCGACACGCTGCAGAACACGCAGCTGCAGAGCGCCATTGTGAAGGCGATGTATGCCGCCACCATTGAGAGTGAGCTGGATACGCAGTCAGCGATGGATTTTATTCTGGGCGCGAACAGTCAGGAGCAGCGGGAAAGGCTGACCGGCTGGATTGGTGAAATTGCCGCGTATTACGCCGCAGCACCGGTCCGTCTGGGAGGCGCAAAAGTGCCGCACCTGATGCCGGGTGACTCACTGAACCTGCAGACGGCTCAGGACACGGATAACGGCTACTCCGTGTTTGAGCAGTCACTGCTGCGGTATATCGCTGCCGGACTGGGTGTCTCGTATGAGCAGCTTTCCCGGAATTACGCCCAGATGAGCTACTCCACGGCACGGGCCAGCGCGAACGAGTCGTGGGCGCACTTTATGGGGCGGCGAAAATTCGTCGCATCCCGTCAGGCGAGCCAGATGTTTCTGTGCTGGCTGGAAGAGGCCATCGCCCGCCGCGTGGTGACGTTACCTTCAAAAGCGCGCTTCAGTTTTCAGGAAGCCCGCAGTGCCTGGGGGAACTGCGACTGGATAGGCTCCGGTCGTATGGCCATCGATGGTCTGAAAGAAGTTCAGGAAGCGGTGATGCTGATAGAAGCCGGACTGAGTACCTACGAGAAAGAGTGCGCAAAACGCGGTGACGACTATCAGGAAATTTTTGCCCAGCAGGTCCGTGAAACGATGGAGCGCCGCACAGCCGGTCTTAAACCACCCGCCTGGGCGACAGCGGCATTTGAATCCGGGCTGCGACAATCAACAGAGGAGGAGAAGAGTGACAGCAGAGCTGCGTAATCTCCCGCATATTGCCAGTATGGCCTTTAATGAGCCGCTGATGCTTGAACCCGCCTATGCGCGGGTTTTCTTTTGTGCGCTTGCAGGCCAGCTTGGGATCAGCCGCCTGACTGATGCGGTATCCGGCGACAGCCTGACTGCCGGAGAGGCACCCGCGACGCTGGTGTTATCCGGTAATGATGACGGACCACGACAGGCCCGCAGTTATCAGGTCATGAACGGCATCGCCGTGCTGCCGGTTTCCGGCACGCTGGTCAGCCGGACGCGGGCGCTGCAGCCGTATTCGGGGATGACCGGTTACAACGGCATTATCTCCCGTCTGCAACAGGCTGCCAGCGACCCGATGGTGGACGGCATTCTGCTGGATATGGACACGCCGGGCGGAATGGTGGCGGGGGCATTTGACTGCGCTGACATCATCGCCCGTGTGCGTGACATAAAGCCGGTATGGGCGCTGGCCAATGACATGAACTGCAGTGCAGGTCAGTTGCTTGCCAGTGCCGCCTCCCGGCGTCTGGTCACGCAGACCGCCCGGACAGGCTCCATCGGCGTCATGATGGCTCACAGTAATTACGGCGCTGCGCTGGAGAAACAGGGTGTGGAAATCACGCTGATTTACAGCGGCAGCCATAAGGTGGATGGCAACCCCTACAGCCATCTTCCGGATGATGTCCGGGAAACACTGCAGTCCCGGATGGATGCAACCCGCCGGATGTTTGCGCAGAAGGTGTCGGCATATACCGGCCTGTCCGTGCAGGCCGTGCTGGATACCGAGGCTGCAGTATACAGCGGTCAGGAGGCCATTGATGCCGGACTGGCTGATGAACTTGTTAACAGCACCGATGCGATCACCGTCATGCGTGATGCACTGGATGCACGTAAATCCCGTCTCTCAGGAGGGCGAATGACCAAAGAGACTCAATCAACAACTGTTTCTGCCACTGCTTCGCAGGCTGACGTTACTGACGTGGTTCCAGCGACGGAGGGCGAAAACGCCAGCGCGGCGCAGCCGGACGTGAACGCGCAGATCACCGCAGCGGTTGCGGCAGAAAACAGCCGCATTATGGGGATCCTCAACTGTGAGGAGGCCCACGGACGTGAAGAACAGGCACGCGTGCTGGCAGAAACCCCCGGAATGACCGTGGAAACGGCCCGCCGCATTCTGGCCGCAGCACCACAGAGTGCACAGGCGCGCAGTGACACTGCGCTGGATCGTCTGATGCAGGGGGCACCGGCACCGCTGGCTGCAGGTAACCCGGCATCCGATGCCGTTAACGATTTGCTGAACACACCAGTGTAAGGGATGTTTATGACGAGCAAAGAAACCTTTACCCATTACCAGCCGCTGGGCAACAGTGACCCGGCTCATACCGCAACCGCGCCCGGCGGATTGAGTGCGAAAACGCCTGCAATGACCCCGCTGATGCCGGATACCTCCACCCGTAAGCTGGTTGCGTGGGATGGCACCACTGACGGTGCTGCTGTTGGCATTCTGGCGGTTGCTGCTGACCAGACCAGCACCACGCTGACGTTCTACAAGTCCGGCACGTTCCGTTATGAGGATGTGCTCTGGCCGGATGCTGCCAGCGACGAGACGAAAAAACGGACCGCGTTTGCCGGAACGGCAATCAGCATCGTTTAACCTGACCCTTCATCACTAAAGGCCGCCTTTGCGGCTTTTTTTACGGGATTTTTTTATGTCGATGTACACAACCGCCCAGCTGCTGGCGGCAAATGAGCAGAAATTTAAGTTTGATCCGCTGTTTCTGCGTCTCTTTTTCCGTGAGAGCTATCCCTTCACCACGGAGAAAGTCTATCTCTCACAAATTCCGGGGCTGGTAAACATGGCGCTGTACGTTTCGCCGATTGTTTCCGGTGAGGTTATCCGCTCCCGTGGCGGCTCCACCTCTGAATTTACGCCGGGATATGTCAAGCCGAAGCATGAGGTGAATCCGCAGATGACTCTGCGTCGCCTGCCGGATGAAGATCCACAGAATCTGGCGGACCCGGCTTACCGCCGCCGTCGCATCATCCTGCAGAACATGCGAGACGAAGAGCTGGCCATTGCTCAGGTCGAAGAGATGCAGGCCGTTTCTGCCGTGCTCAGGGGCAAATACACCATGACCGGTGAAGCCTTCGATCCGGTTGAGGTGGATATGGGCCGCAGTGCGGCGAACAACATCACACAGTCCGGCGGCACGGAGTGGAGCAAGCGTGACAAGTCCACGTATGACCCGACCGACGATATTGAAGCCTACGCGCTGAATGCCAGCGGTGTGGTGAATATCATCGTGTTTGATCCGAAAGGCTGGGCGCTGTTCCGTTCCTTCAAAGCTGTCAGGGAGAAGCTGGATACCCGTCGCGGCTCTAATTCCGAGCTGGAGACAGCGGTAAAAGACCTGGGTAAAGCGGTGTCCTATAAGGGGATGTATGGCGATGTGGCCATCGTCGTGTATTCCGGACAGTACGTGGAAAACGGCGTCAAAAAGAACTTCCTGCCGGACAACACGATGGTACTGGGGAACACTCAGGCACGCGGTCTGCGCACCTATGGCTGCATTCAGGATGCGGACGCACAGCGCGAAGGCATTAACGCCTCTGCCCGCTACCCGAAAAACTGGGTGACCACCGGCGATCCGGCGCGTGAGTTCACCATGATTCAGTCAGCACCGCTGATGCTGCTGGCTGACCCTGATGAGTTCGTGTCCGTACAACTGGCGTAATCATGGCCCTTCGGGGCCATTGTTTCTCTGTGGAGGAGTCCATGACGAAAGATGAACTGATTGCCCGTCTCCGCTCCCTGGGTGAACAACTGAACCGTGATGTCAGCCTGACGGGGACGAAAGAAGAACTGGCGCTCCGTGTGGCAGAGCTGGAAGAGGAGCTTGATGACACGGATGACGCTGCGGGTCAGGATACCCCTCCCGGCCCGGAAAATGTGCTGACCGGGCATGAAAATGAGGTGGTATCAGCGCAGCCGGACACCGTGATTCAGGATACGGCTGAACTGGCCACGGTCGTGGCACTGGTGACGCTGCATACTGATGCACTTCACGCCACGCGGGATGAACCTGTGGCATTTGTGCTGCCGGGAACGGCATTTCGTGTCTCTGCCGGTGTGGCAGCCGAAATGACAGAACGTGGCCTGGCCAGAATGCAATAACGGGAGGCGCTGTGGCTGATTTCGATAACCTGTTCGATGCTGCCATTGCCCGCGCCGATGAAACGATACGCGGGTACATGGGAACGTCAGCCACCATGACATCCGGTGAGCAGTCCGGCGCAGTAATACGTGGTGTTTTTGATGACCCTGAAAATATCAGCTATGCCGGACAGGGCGTACGTGTTGAAGGCTCCTGCCCGTCCCTGTTTGTCCGGACTGATGATGTGCGGCAGCTGCGGCGCGGCGACACGCTGACCATCGGTGAGGAAAACTTCTGGATAGACCGGATTTCACCGGATGATGGCGGAAGCTGTCATCTCTGGCTTGGGCGTGGCGTGCCGCCTGCCGTTAACCGTCGTCGCTGAAAGGAGGAGGTATGGCCATAAAAGGTCTTGAGCAGGCCGTTGAAAACCTCAGCCGTATCAGCAAAACGGCAGTGCCCGGTGCCTCCGCAATGGCCATTAACCGCGTGGCCACAACGGCAATGAATCAGTCGGCGTCACAGGTTGCCCGTGAGACAAAGGTGCGGCGAAAACTGGTAAAGGAAAGGGCCAGACTGAAAAAGGCCACGGTCAAAAATCCGCACGTAAAAATCATTGTTAACCGCGGTGATTTACCTGTCATCAAACTGGGGATACGGATCACCGGAAGTCGTCCCAACAGTACGCTACGGGCCGGTCAGCATCGTTATCAGCGGGCATTTATCCAGCGATTAAAAAATGGTCGCTGGCATGTCATGCAGCGTGTGGCCGGGAAAAACCGTTACCCCATTGATGTGGTGAAAATCCCGATGGCGGTGCCGCTGACCACGGCGTTTAAACAGAATATTGAACAGATACGGCGTGAACGTTTGCCGAAAGAACTGGAATACGCCCTGAAACAACAACTGAGGATTGCGATAAAGCGATGAAACATACTGAACTCCGTGCAGCCGTACTGGATGCACTGGAGAAGCATGACACCGGGGCGACGCTTTTTGATGGTCGCCCCGCTGTTTTTGATGAGGCGGATTTTCCGGCAGTTGCCGTTTATCTCACCGGCGCTGAATACACGGGCGAAGAGCTGGACAGCGATACCTGGCAGGCGGAGCTGCATATTGAAGTTTTCCTGCCTGCTCAGGTGCCGGATTCAGAGCTGGATGCGTGGATGGAGTCCCGGATTTATCCGGTGATGAGCGATATCCCGGCACTGTCAGATTTGATCACCAGTATGGTGGCCAGTGGCTATGACTACCGGCGCGACGATGATGCGGGCCTGTGGAGTTCAGCCGATCTGACTTATGTCATTACCTATGAAATGTGAGGACGATATGCCAACACCAAATCCTCTGGCACCGGTGAAAGGGGCCGGGACCACCCTGTGGGTTTATAAGGGGAACGGTGACCCTTATGCGAACCCGCTTTCAGACGTTGACTGGTCGCGTCTGGCAAAAGTTAAAGAACTGACGCCCGGCGAACTGACCGCAGAGTCCTATGACGACAGTTATCTCGATGATGAAGATCCGGACTGGGCCGCGACCGGGCAGGGGCAGAAATCCGCCGGAGATACCAGCTTCACGCTGGCGTGGATGCCCGGAGAGCAGGGGCAGCAGGCGCTGCTGGCGTGGTTTAATGAAGGCGATACCCGTGCCTATAAAATCCGCTTCCCGAACGGCACGGTCGATGTGTTCCGTGGCTGGGTCAGCAGTATCGGTAAGGCAGTGACGGCGAAGGAAGTGATCACCCGTACGGTGAAGGTCACCAATGTGGGCCGTCCGTCAATGGCAGAAGATCGCAGCACGGTGACAGCGGCAACCGGCATGACGGTAACGCCAGCCAGTGCTTCCGTAGTGAAAGGGCAGAGCACCACGCTGACCGTGGCATTCCAGCCGGAAGGCGCAACCGACAAGAGCTTCCGTGCGGTGTCAGCGGATAAAACAAAAGCCACCGTGTCGGTCAGTGGTATGACCATCACCGTGAAGGGCGTTGCTGCAGGCAAGGTCAACATTCCGGTCGTATCCGGTAATGGTGAGTTTGCTGCGGTTGCAGAAATCAACGTCACCGACAGCTAATCCGGAGAGTCAGCGATGTTCCTGAAAACCGAATCATTTGAACATAACGGCGTGACCGTCACGCTTTCTGAACTGTCAGCCCTGCAGCGTATTGAGCATCTTGCCTGGTTGAAAGAGCAGGAAAAAAAGGCTGAATCCAGTGGCAACCTGCAGGTGTCTGTAGAGGATCTTATCAGAGGCGGGGCGTTTCTGGTGGCGATGTCTCTGTGGCATAACCATCCGCAGAAAACAAAGCTGCCGTCCATGAATGAAGCCATTACGCAGATTGAGCAGGAAGTGCTTACCACCTGGCCCACGGAGGCAATTGCTCAGGCTGAAAACGTGGTGTTACGTCTGTCCGGAATGTCTGAGTTTGTTGTGAATAATGCCCCTGAACAGACAGATGACGCCGGGCCTGCAGAGCCTGTTTCTGCGGGAAAGTGTTCGACGGTGAGCTGAGTTTTGCCCTGAAACTGGCGCGTGAGATGGGGCGACCCGACTGGCGCGCCATGCTTGCCGGGATGTCATCCACGGAGTATGCCGACTGGCACCGCTTTTACAGTACCCATTATTTTCATGATGTTCTGCTGGATATGCACTTTTCCGGGCTGACGTACACCGTGCTCAGCCTGTTTTTCAGCGATCCGGATATGCATCCGCTGGATTTCAGTCTGCTGAGCCGGCGTGAGGCTGACGAAGAGCCTGAAGATGATGTGCTGATGCAGAAAGCGGCAGGGCTTGCCGGAGGCGTTCGTTTTGGCCCTGACGGGAATGAAGTTATCCCCGCTTCCCCGGATGTGGCGGACATGACGGAGGATGACGTAATGCTGATGACAGTATCAGAAGGGATCGCAGGAGGAGTCCGGTATGGCTGAACCGGTAGGCGATCTGGTCGTTGATTTGAGTCTGGATGCGGCCAGATTTGACGAGCAGATGGCCAGAGTCAGGCGTCATTTTTCCGGTACGGAAAGTGATGCGAAAAAAACAGCGGCAGTCGTTGAACAGTCGATGAACCGACAGGCGCTGGCTGCACAGAAAGCGGGGATTTCCGTCGGGCAGTATAAAGCTGCCATGCGTATGCTGCCTGCGCAGTTCACCGACGTGGCCACGCAGCTTGCAGGCGGGCAAAGTCCGTGGCTGATCCTGCTGCAACAGGGCGGTCAGGTGAAGGACTCCTTCGGCGGGATGATCCCCATGTTCAGGGGACTTGCCGGTGCGATCACCCTGCCGATGGTTGGTATCACTTCGCTAGCGGTGGCGACCGGTGCGCTGGCGTATGCCTGGTATCAGGGTGACTCAACCCTGTCTAATTTCAACAAAACGCTGGTCCTTTCCGGTAATCAGGCGGGACTGACGGCAGATCGTATGCTGGCCCTGTCCAGATCCGGGCAGGCGGCAGGGCTGACGTTTAACCAGACCAGCGAGTCACTGACGGCGCTGGTGAATGCCGGTGTGCGTGGTGGTGAGCAGTTTGAGGCAATCAGCCAGAGTGTGGCGCGTTTCTCCTCTGCATCCGGCGTGGAGGTGGACAAGGTCGCTGAAGCCTTCGGGAAGCTGACCACTGACCCGACGTCTGGGTTGACGGCGATGGCGCGCCAGTTCCATAACGTGACGGCGGAACAGATTGCGTATGTTGCTCAGTTGCAGCGTTCCGGCGATGGGGCCGGGGCGTTGCAGGCGGCGAACGAGGCCGCAACGAAAGGGTTTGATGACCAGACCCGCCGCCTGAAAGATAACATGGGTACGCTGGAGACCTGGGCTGACAAGACTGCACAGGCATTCAAATCCATGTGGGATGCGGTGCTGGATATTGGCCGCCCGGACTCCTCTGCAGATATGCTCGCCAAAGCTGAAAAGGCTTTTGATGAAGCGGATAAAAAATGGCAGTGGTATCAGAGCCGAAGCCACCGGCGCGGTAAAACCTCAGCATTTCTTGCCAATCTCCGTGGAGCATGGGAGGACAGAGCGAATGCGCAACTTGGGCTTTCAGCCGCCACGTTGCAGGCCGATCTTGAAAAGGCCAGAGAGATGGCAGCAAAGGACTGGGCCGACTCTGAGGCATCACGGCTGAAATATACCGAAGAGGCGCAGAAGGCTTACGAACGCCTGCAGACGCCGCTGGAGAAATATACCGCCCGTCAGGAAGAACTGAACAAGGCACTGAAGGACGGGAAAATCCTGCAGGCAGATTACAACACGCTGATGGCGGCGGCGAAAAAGGACTATGAAGCGACGCTGAAAAAGCCGAAGCACTCCGGCGTGAAGGTGTCTGCGGGCGATCGTCAGGAAGACAGTGCTCATGCTGCCCTTCTGACGCTTCAGGCAGAACTCCGGACGCTGGAGAAGCATGCCGGAGCGAATGAGAAAATCAGCCAGCAGCGCCGGGATTTGTGGAAGGCGGAGAATCAGTTCGCGGTACTGGAGGAGGCGGCGCAACGTCGCCAGCTGTCTGCACAGGAGAAATCCCTGCTGGCGCATAAAGATGAGACGCTGGAGTACAAGCGCCAGCTGGCTGCACTTGGCGACAAGGTTACGTATCAGGAGCACCTGAACGCGCTGGCGCAGCAGGCGGATAAATTCGCACAGCAGCAACGGGCAAAACGGGCCGCCATTGATGCGAAAAGCCGGGGGCTGACTGACCGGCAGGCAGAACGGGAAGGCACGGAACAGCGCCTGAAGGAGGAGTATGGCGATAATCCGCTGGCGCTGAATAACGTCATGTCAGAGCAGAAAAAGACCTGGGCGGCTGAAGACCAGCTTCGCGGGAGCTGGATGGCAGGCCTGAAGTCCGGCTGGAGTGAGTGGGAAGAGAGCGCCACGGACAGTATGTCGCAGGTAAAAAGTGCAGCCACGCAGACCTTTGATGGAATTGCACAGAATATGGCGGCGATGCTGACCGGCAGTGAGCAGAACTGGCGCAGCTTCACCCGTTCCGTGCTGTCTATGATGACAGAAATTCTGCTTAAGCAGGCAATGGTGGGGATTGTCGGGAGTATCGGCAGCGCCATTGGCGGGGCTGCCGGTGGTGGCGCATCCGCGTCAGGCGGTAGAGCCATTCAGGCCGCTGCGGCGAAATTCCATTTTGCAACCGGAGGATTTACGGGAACCGGCGGCAAATATGAGCCAGCGGGGATTGTTCACCGTGGTGAGTTTGTCTTCACGAAGGAGGCAACCAGCCGGATTGGCGTGGGGAATCTTTACCGGCTGATGCGCGGCTATGCCACCGGCGGTTATGTCGGTACACCGGGCAGCATGGCAGACAGCCGATCGCAGGCGTCCGGGACGTTTGAGCAGAATAACCATGTGGTGATTAACAACGACGGCACGAACGGGCAGATTGGACCACAGGCGCTGAAGGCTGTGTATGACATGGCCCGCAAGGGTGCCCGTGATGAAATTCAGGCACAGATGCGCGATGGTGGTCTGTTCTCCGGAGGTGGACGATGAAAACCTTCCGCTGGAAAGTGAAACCCGGGATGGATGTGACATCGGCTCCTTCCGTCAGGGAGGTGCGCTTTGGTGATGGCTATTCCCAGCGTGCGCCTGCCGGGCTGAACGCTGACCTGAAAACGTACAGCGTGACGCTGTCTGTCTCCCGTGAGGAGGCCACGGCGCTGGAGTCGTTTCTGGCTGAGCACGGGGGCTGGAAGGCCTTTCTGTGGACGCCGCCTTATGGTTACAGGCAGATAAAGGTGACCTGCGCAAAATGGTCGTCGCAGGTCAGTATGCTGCGTGTTGAGTTCAGCGCAGAGTTTAAACAGGTGGTGAACTGATGCAGGATATCCGGCAGGAAACACTGAATGAATGCACCCGTGCGGAGCAGTCGGCCAGCGTGGTGCTCTGGGAAATCGACCTGACAGAGGTCGGTGGAGAACGTTATTTTTTCTGTAATGAGCAGAACGAAAAAGGTGAGCCGGTCACCTGGCAGGGGAGGCAGTATCAGGCGTATCCCATTCAGGGGAGCGGTTTTGAACTGAATGGCAAAGGCACCAGTACGCGGCCCACGCTGACGGTTTCTAACCTGCACGGCATGGTCACCGGTATGGTGGAAGATATGCAGAGTCTGGTCGGCGGAACGGTGGTCAGGCGTAAGGTTTACGCCCGTTTTCTGGATGCGGTGAACTTCGTCAACGGAAACAGT